TATTCTGGGGCTGTTATTGGTGCTTCGTTAAAGGCTTCATATAACTCGTTATCTAACTCTAAAGGTATTTTTTGATCCTTAGTTAAATAGATAGAAGATAAATCTTTATTAATATTTTCAGTTACAGGTAACCATCCCAACTCAGATGAGTCTTCAGGTTGACCGTTTCTAATAATAGTAATAGGTGAACCATCATCTCCGTTTTCAGACCAGTTATTAGCATATTTGGAATCAGTTTTTGCTGTGTTACCTAATCTTATACTATTACTAAATCTACCTTCAACTATAACATCTCCAGCAAACGGTAATATAGGATGTATGTTAGTTTCTTCTACAAACGTCCCCCCTGATTCTCCGTTTAGATCTATTTCAGTTGAACCATCCTTAACTCGTCTAACATTCCCACCTGATGTTTGAGCGTAATCTTGTGTTTGTTCGTCTGATTGTGGTTTTAGTGGGTTTGGATATGCATTGTGGTGTGGGTGGTTCCAAAGTGAAAGTGTATTTAAATAATAAAACTTTTCTGAACCTGTACGTACTCCTAAACCTGTATCTGGTAATCTAAATATTAATACTAACTCGTTTACTAAAGGGTATTTTTTATTATTGGATAATAGTGGGGTTGCTATAGTTTTACCACCCTCTCTTGATGATTGGTAGTTTACTATTTCAAACTCAATAGTACCTATACCGTTCCACCCACCATAACTTTCAAAGTTATTTGAGTTTTCATCTAATATAACGTTTAATACTCTACCGGTCTGGTAGGTATTATCTAAGTTACTTGATTTGACTGCTAAGCCAGATACATCAACTTGATTTAAGTTATTATTTAATGCTGCAAATCCTAATGTAGACATTACTTAGTAGATTCGGGAAGGTTCTTTATTTCTCCTAAAAGTTGTGCTTTTTCTTCCTCAGTTAATAGTGTAGTTTCAATATCACTACCTTTGTTTTGAGTTGCTCTTTGAACTATAGTAGCCATCTTAACTAACACTTCGTCATTTTTAATACCTAGTTCCATATATTCTTTGATTAGTGGAACAATAAGAGTTGCATCACCAATGTCCTCGATTAATGGTTTTAACTCTGAGATTAAACCTATGATTTGAGCACCTCTAGTATTTTGATTTTCGTGGATTTCTTGGAGTATATCGGAGAACTTCTTCTTACCGAATATTTTGTCGTCAAACTTACCCATAATATTTTATTATAAATATTAGATATTAAAATCTTGCGTATCCATTATCCAAATAGAATAAATATTCTGATTTAAATATGGTATGTAGTTGTTGAGCTATGCGAGTGATTTTAGGTGTTTTAACGTCTACCATTTCTCTGATGTAGATATATAGTGCTTTTTTGTTAAAGATCTCTATATTCTCTCTCTTACGAAATAACTCTAAAATAGCATCTGCAATTTGAGCATCGTTACCTTTAGGAAATAAATCAAAAATATTTTCTGAGACATACCCTACATACAAGTCCATATACTTATCCAAATCACTTTTAACTACTTCTTCACCTGGATTGTATCTAAAGTCATCGTTTCTATCTAACTCAACTACATCAACTTTTTGTATACGTTTTTTATAGTTTTTAGTATTATATAGGATCAACCATCGTTTTACAATAGTTCCAAAATAAGAATATGCCTTAGCACCTCTAGATGGATCAAATAAGTGTATTTTAGAGAGTAGATATGTTATAATCTCATGTTGAAGATGTTCAATCTGGTCCACTTCAGTATAATAGAACTTAAATGTGTGGATGATATTTTGGGTTAGTTTGAAATATGCGTAGTGTATTTCTTCTCCATAAATCTTAGATCGTTCGTCAAAATCAGTTGACGCGTTGTATCTTACAATCGCGTCTTCAGTTTCGTCCGTAAAGTAGTATCTAGAACTACCCTTTTTTGCTTTTCTTGGCATTGTGTAGGTTTATTCCTCGACTCTAAAGTTAGTTAGTGAGTCTTGGATTTTCTTTAATTCGTTGAAAAAATAACCTACTTCATCATCTGATTTGAATGTACCCTTAGAATCGATTTCCTTGATTCTTTTGTCTGATTCCTTTACCTGTTGCTGGAATCTAAGGATGAACACTCTATACCCCTCTACAAGATCCTCATATTTCTCATTTTTCATGAGTAAATTACGAGTAACATAAAGTAAAACAATTACAATAGTAACTAAAATTGATACGATTATGTATAGTGTTGTTGGGTGAAAATTCATATTATAGGTTATCAAGCATATTTTTTAACCCTGCTGATTTAACAGATGATAATGCTTTTGATTTATTATTTGTATTCAAACTACGATTGAATTTTGGCTTAGCCAAGTTACCTTTTCCTATAGTAGGTAAATATTGTTGTTCCCACTCTATTCTAGCTGCTCTCATATCTGCTTCGTGTATGATTAATGCTAAAGGTGTTCTAAAACGGTTTTCTGGAATGAATGATTTAAAATATGGTGTATTTGCTTCATCATATAAACCATCATGTGTTTTAATAGCGATAAACTCATCTTGAGACATAGGTATTCCAGCCTCTTGTAGTAAAAATAATGAACGATCAGGAACAGTCATGTAAGCTAGATTAGTATTAAACTTATATAACTCACCTAGATTTTCTTTCCTCCATTTATCTTGTGATGGGTAAACACTATCTTCATCTTTGGTACCCATTTTTCCTAAGTCATGGTTTAATGCACAGAATACAACGTTATCCAACGTGATATCAACTAGATTACTACCTGCTCGTCGCCATACATCAAGTGATACCAACGCGTTTTTAATCACGTTATTAACGTGGAAAACATACCCACCCGCAAATGCGGAATGATATGCTGCTTTATGAGCAGCAGGTAATAGGATCAACCTATCTTCATGTTGTTTGTAAAAATCTAATACTTTTTCTTTACGAGGTGATTCGATATATTTTTCAATATACGAGATTAACTCATCATAGTTGGCTTGTAATTGTTGAGCATTCATTTCCATAACTTTTATTTATTTTGATTATCTTACTTTATTCATTTCATGGCCATCTAACGGTTCACGTTGTACCATATCATCAATACCTTGTCTTAGAACTTCAATCTCATCTAATAATGCAATAAAATCCGAAATAGGATATTGCTGTTGTACTGCTCTTTTGGCCATTTGGATTTTAGCTCGCATACCTTCTAGGTTGCGATCGTATAGGTCCCTGTTTCTCATAGTGTGATAGTTTAGTGTATTTGTTTTATTTTTGTATTTTTATACCTTGGTTTTTCTATATATTTTATTATTTATTTTTAATAATTTATATATGTTTTATAAACGTTATTTTGTAATGTGTTTTAATATGTGGTTAAGGTAATAAACTTCCCTCGGGTATCCAAGTTATTTTAACCAATTCTCAAGAAATCTTTGGATTTTAAGTAAGTGAGCGCACTTTTCATACTCTTCTCCACTCTCATGGAACTTAATAGCTAACTGGAGTACGTAAGCTAAATCGTATGGATTAAATAAAGTTAAATCTAAAACCTCTTCCTTATTGTCTAAATCAAAATCCTTAATATAGTACCAAGCACGATTATAGACTATGAACGATGCTTGTCTCTTGGTTTCCTCGTGATCATAGTTCTTAGCATCTGCTTCTTTCATCCCACGTTTAAAGTGTTCAAAAAATAGTTGATGATTTTCAATCAACTTCTTAAACTTACCAATCTTAAAGTGAGTGGATGATGATACCTCAATCTCTATTTCATCATCAGTTATCTCTACCCTACCCTTATCTTCAGGTTGGGGAAATAAGTTAAATAAGTCGTTCTTATCAATCATATGTTATAAATATACGAAAAAAATATCGCTTCTCCAAATAAGAAAAGAGGCACTTTCGCGCCTCTTATCTAAAAATATTTTGTAGTTGGTTTATTTGTCTCCAGCTACAGATGCTTTACGATACTCAGTCACTAGGTTTTTGATAGCTCCTATTGCTTTACGAGCACGTTGGTGAGCTGCTTTGGATTTACCGTCATGTTCGTTTGTAAACGTTTCATATAACGCATCTAATTGTTCTTTTACTTCTTGTGATGTAGCCATTTTAGTTTAAATTTTAGTTAATAACTGTTTTAACACTTTATTGTGTTTATTCTCAGATAAATACGCACAAAAGCCGTCAAAATCGATGTTACGTTTGATTTTGCTGGATTTGTATCTATCCCCTATTTCAAATTTAAAACCTACATTAGTATCATACCATTTATTATCCACGGTTTCAACATATTGTCTATTATAAACGTTGTTGGGGTTATCCTCAAAAAACAAACAAAACGTTTGGTCTATATCAAATATAACCGCTGAATCTTCACCCTGAGTTTCAACTTCCTCTTCTAACATGAATACATGATTCTCCCCAGCAACCCGAGTTTTGTTATCATAGTAAAAGTTTCTAGCAGGTTCAACTACCCTACCGTTTTCATCGATTACAGGTTCAGTAAACCAAGATGGGTGTTCGAAATAAGGTGTTCTCGTAAATCTTTTTGGATCTTTGTTCATATATTATATTTTTATGTTTATGTTACCCATAATGTACGACCTATTTCTGCGGTAGCCAAATATTTGTTATAAGATAGGGTGGAGTGGTTAAGTTAAGGTTGTATTTTATATCTACACACTAAAAAAAACACTACTATGGAAATCGTATATTTACTTTCTGGAATACAACTCACACTATTAGCAATACTTTTATATCAATATGGTTCAATCAATAAAAACTATAGTGTTATTAAGAAAAATCAAACTACTATAGCTGATAGTTATGAGAAGTGGATTCAAATGACCACTAAACAACTAGATGAAATAAGAGAACATATATCTACATCTGATTTTGCTGACGCCGCTACGTTTAACCGCGAAATAACGGCGTTTTCAGTGCGTTTAAACGCGGTTGAATCGTCAATCACCACCCTCGCTAACAAAGAAGATAACGACGTTAAAACGCTAGAAAATAATATTAAGGAAATAAAGATATACCTACATGGAGTAATATCTGGTGAGGCAAGTAATAAAGGTTATTAGATTATGAGTAAAGAGAAGAATCAATATCATCATCTAAACTAAAACTATCTCCTGAGTTGATAGCATCTTCTTTTTTAATCCAATATATTACCTTACTAAAACCATCTTCGTTAGGTTTTGTAATAGTAAAATAATCCATATACTTTTCTTTAACTTTGGTAGTTGTTTTTCTACCATCTATAGGTAACAAACCTAACTCTTTAGCTTGTTTAAAAGTAATAGCACTTTCATATTCCATTTCTTCAGAACCCTCTCCAACCATCTTCATCACTTTGGCTACGTTAAGAAACTTCTTAAATCTACTTTCAAATAATTCCATACTACTATATTTTATTATAAATATGACTACTTAACGGTAGATACAATCTCCCTAACTTTTTCCCCTAACTCCATATTATTAGGTGTGGTTTTTACTAAATCTAAAATTGACTTTAAAAGTATTAAATCTTCCATCATAACTGTTTTTTAATTATTATTTATTTATCCAATTAAACTTATCCTCAAGTTTACTAACTACTTCTTTAACTTCATCACTAGACCAATCTAAACAATCTAATGTTAATCTAGACTTATGAAACGATACTGAGTTGTCACCTATACCATCACTAAAGAAGTTAATATCCATATATTGTCCTTCATCAAATAAATCTGAATCTGGGTATTCTTTCTCTATAAACTTATAAAGTTCTGAGTGTAGTTGTCTTAGTTGTTCTCTTTTTGTCATAACTTTTATTTTAAATAAGAAATAAATTCTTGTGTTGGGTTAATAATTTGTTTAAAACCTACTTTAAACTTAGGGTGTTTAATAGTTTTATTAATAGTACCTACAGAATGTAATTCAGGTACTGCTATTGTAAACCAGGATTGAATGTAATAATCTTCTTTAAGTTTAATAACTGGGATCTTGTTATCAATGTAATACGTTTTCATATGACCTTTATTTTTTATTATACATAAATATACGAATAGTATCTGCGGTAACCTAGCAAGTCACATATTACTTTTCAGCATATAGGTAGGTACTTAATAACGTCCCTATGGAGATAGATTTAGTACGTGCTGTATTAAGTTGTTCTTCACTTAGTTTTTTAACTCTAGAACAATATTCGATTCCTAACGTACCAATAAACTCATCGTTAATAGAGTTTAAAGCAAACAAATATGATGATTTAGCTCCAGTTCCTTCAGCAAACGTTTTCAACCCAAAGTGATTTACCTTTTTATAGTTGGGGATTAATATTTCACCATCACTGTATAGATGTGAAATAGGTTTACTAAATAGGGAAACAGGAATATTTTTAAAGGTATCACTTATAGAACTAACACCTGGAGAATACATTTCATGGACTATAGAAAACTTTTGTATCGACTTACCAGTAGGATAGAAGTTTCCACCATTATGGAATTGAGATATCCATACTCGACAAGCATCTAACTCATCTTTAATTTGTTCTAGTTGATCATCCACTAACATATTAGTTTGTATAGCGGATTTTATGGGATCTACTTTAGTTTTATTATTAAGATAATGACGGTAACGAGTTACCAATAAGGGACCTACTACGGCACTTATGATGACCACTAAGATTGCTAATTCCAATTCAAACACAATTTATACTTTAAACATATTAAAACAACCCTATTATATGGTTATAAATACTACCAATTTCTTAATATATTCCAAACTATAAAAACATTTGTAATAATTGCTTGCAATACTATAAAGGTACGTAATGTAGCAATCTTATCTGCTTCTACTCTTTCTCTACTTGCTTTTTTACCTAAGGCATTCGCCCATAATCTCCAAAACTTTTTCATTATTGTTTATTAGAAGACCTAGTATTATTACCAGAACGAGTTGGTGTCGCTCTACGTGGTGTTATTCTACGTGTTGGTGGGTTAACTCTCCTAGGTGGGTTATTAGGGATTACTCTTGGTCTAGGTACATTAACTCTAGGTCTTGGTCTATTTTTTGGTTGAACTTTCGGTCTAACAGATGGCCTATAATTATTCCAATTATAACTATTAAACCCATAATTATTCCAAAATCCGTTTGGGTATTCAAACCCTCTAAGGTTGTTAGAGTATCTCCAGTTGTTCCAGTGCCAGCTACCATTGTAGTTAAATCTTGTGTATGTGTCATATTTTTGTCTTTCAAATTCTCTCATTGAAACAGGTACAGTATCACCCGCTTCCGTTATTGCTAATAAACTCTTTATTGTAGGTCTATAAGATTTATATGTGTAAGAACCACATGATTGGAGTATTAAACATACTAAAACTATTATTTTTTTCATATTATTTACATTTTATTTTATATTCACGCCAATTTTTAGTTGGGTTTGAGTTAGGGAAGTAATAACACTTTATCTCCCCATTTGGGAATTTTATATATTTAAAATACCCACTAGGGACATGTCCACCAGTTGGTAAAACTAAATGATTTACTTTAAACTCTAATACAACTTTAACCTTTAAAGTACCAAACTCATTAGCCCAAACTCTTTCTTGTTGCTCTAATAATCTCCAAGCACCCCTATTTAATCTATCAAATTGTAAAGAACAATTTAAATATGAAAATGTTGTTTTTAAGTTATCATATGAATCAGTAAACGCGGCTGCTGGTGCCATATGTCCTTTATCCCATACATTATTTTTATAATCTGATGAGTTAGATGTGTATACTCCCTTTACTATATGGAAATCCATACCTTTCCTATCTGCTACCTTAGTTATTTTACGAACACTATACTCCACCCAATTGGGTTGTTCTAATGTTTCATTATAAGATACTTTAAAAACATTATTTTTAACTAATACATTTGGGTTGTTTTGCCCAAACATTAAATTTATAACCCCGATAAATAGTATTACGAATAATTTCATTTTATTTTATATTGGACCACCATCAGTTATAACCCATGGTGTATTTACTAAAGTTGCATGTGCCACACCAGATACTGAGGATGTGTATGTTAAATCGTTGCTAAATTCTGTACCTGCTAAACGTGTGCTATTTACCCACCCGTTAAGTAAATTATCATAGTTAGTTGTAGTCATATCACTACTAACAAACATACTAATTGCTGTAGTTAAAGCTCCAACATCCCAAGCACCAATATTTTGATTAAATGATGTTGCTTCATAAAACATTTCATCCATATCTGTAATAGTACTTGTATCCCATGCTGATAAATCTCGGTTAAATAAGGTAGCGTTTTTGAACATTTCGTTAGTTCTAGTAACACCATTCATATCCCAGGTAGATAAATCTTGATTAAACACATCCGCCCCATTAAACACTGCTTTACAAGTAGTTACATTAGGAATATTCCAATTCCCAATAGGTTGGTTAAATACTGTTGAAAAAGCAAACATAAAGTCTATATCCTGAAGTTGTGGGGTACCCCAAATACTTATATCCTGATTGAAAGAGGTTCCATAAAACATAGAATCCATAGTAGTAGCTGATCCCACATCCCAATTTGAAATATCTCTATCAAAAATTGTATTATCCTTAAACATATTTCTAAAAGTTTGGACGTTACTAGTATCCCAATTACTTAATTCTTGATTAAATACAGCACCATTGAACATACCAAACATTGTAAGGACATTAGAAGTATCCCAATTATTAAGGGGTTGATCGAAAATAGACATCTTAAACATCTCTCTCATATTAGTTACATTAGAAACATCCCAGTTAGTTAGGGGTTGATTAAATGAGAATGCAAAACCAAACATAGCATTCATATTAATAACAGAGGAAACATTCCAATCCTTAATACTATCACTACCACCATTATTAAATTCTGGTGTACTACTTAGCATTCCAGAAGTTACAGTAACATTATTCATTCTCCAAGCACCAATATTTTGATTAAATATCTCAGCACCCGCAAACATTGTTTGCATATTTTCCACTGATGAAACATCCCAATTATCTAATGGTTGATTAAATGCATCTGCTCGTCTAAACATACCAGCCATATTAGTCACATTACTTACATCCCAACTATTTAGGGGTTTATTATATGCGTTTGTATTAAAAAATACAGAAAACATATTAGTAACATTAGAAACATCCCAATTAGATATATCATAATTAAAGTTGATGGCAAAAGCAAACATACTCTGCATACTAGTTAATAGACTTGTATCGGGTAAATCTGTAGCTGAAAAACCAATTAAGTTAGCACAACTACCAAACATCTGATACATTGTAACCCACTTAGTATCTCCCCAGTTTAAAACATCAACAACAGTAGCTCTTATTGTATTATTCATCCCAGTATAGGCTTGAGTGTATGAGTTAAAACCACCACTTTCGATTTCAACATCATATATCCCAGCTACGGGCCAAGTGCGAGTAGGAACACCAATTCCACTTTCAGTAGTACCATCACCCCAATTAATAGTCCAAGTAGTAGGATCACCACCATCTTGTTGAAGAGCTAATATAGTTTCAAAACCATCAGAAGGTATATTAAGTTGAATAACAAACTTAGTACCATAACCATCAATAATAGCTTGGGCAGCTTTCTCTTCTTCACTTCCACCAGCAGATTTTTGAGCAACCATCAACTTATGTTGGTCAAGGTTAGTTATATAGTTTTCAAATAAGATTTTCTCATCTCTATATTTTTCCTTTAACTCCAATATGGTTAAACCTTCATTATCTTCCCTCTCAATGAAATGTAACCATTCCCCAGGATTTTCTTGTGCTATTAACATATGTGATTATTCATTTATTATAAATATTAACAATAAAACCAGCCCGAAACTCTTTTTTACACACATCATCCTCCTTATAGACTACGTTACTTAATTATTACGTATATACTTGAACACGCCTAAAAACTCAACTATCTTCCCCACACATCGTATTTTCTTTATATGTGGGTGGGGAGAATCCGTCGGTGGATGTACTGGTGTTATTTTTAAAGTCGTCTACATCGTTATTTACCCACATATCGTGTTGGTTTACGTTAGTTTGCTGGAAATAACGTGTGTATGGCGTGGGTTTTGGATGTATAACGTTTTACCCTACCACGATTCCCGATTCTATCGCCTCTACTATAAAGTTATATTCCTTATCGACGTAATCATCCATAAAGTCCCACTCTCTTCCACTATTAATCATATGACTATAAATCTATACATTTGTAAATCGTCTATTAAATACGTTACTTTTTGTTGTAAGGTTGGGTTAAGCGATTTGTCGTCGTTTACCTCTCTTAGTACCTTGATTATCTCGTTTACGTCCATTGGATTTTATGTTTGTGTTATCGTTGGGGTGTTTTCCTCCACCGTTCATCTCGTAGTATACTTCCCAATATAAGGGACTGGATTCTTCACAGTATATCCTATTACCCCTTTTCATATCTTTACACCTTTGGGGAGTGTGCCGTCGGGTAATAATTTAGATATTGCGGTTAATACTCTATCAATATCATCTTCATCTTGCCAACCTATAACATCGTCTGTTATGTCGGTTGTGGAGTTAATATTACCATTTTCGTTGTCTAATACGGCGAGTTCGAATAAGCCACTCTTGCCGCCAAAACTTGTATCGGATTTTATAACAGATGCGCCAAAACCATTTGGGAACTCTGCTATTGCTTGTACACCATCTTGATGTTTTAACTTTTTAAACGTAAGTAAATCGAACTTTGTTATATTCTTTTTCATAACTTTTATTTTTATTTATTATTGTGTGGGTTTAGATTAATAACTTTACGGATCCAACGATTTGAGTTAGTCATATTTACCTTATATTGTCTATGACCTATGTGTTTAACTCTTATTATCCTAGTAGATGTGTGGGAAAACGATTCTAATATAAACAACTTGTCTTCTTTAATCTCATCTTTTTCACATATATGAGGGTTTTCAACGATTTTGTGTGTTTTTGAATCACCTCTAGATACTGTTGCGGGTTTACCTTGAGAGTATAAAA